GTATACTTATTTAACTTTTGGATAACTTCATCTAAGTGTGTAATATATAAACCTATTTCATATTCTTTAAATAAATATTCTTCTTTTGTATTAAATGCTTCTTCATAAAGCTTAATAATTTTTTCTATTTCTGAAGATAATTCATGTAGGTCTTTAGTTTTATTTAGTATTTCATTTCCTATTTTTCTTTTTTTAATTCTTTTATCTGTTTTAGTTAACTTATCTTCAAAGTATTCCTTAGGATAATATTCATATTTTTCAAATAGTTGTTGTAAATACTCTTCTGTAATAATAAGATAATTTTCTAGTGTATCAATTGGTAATCCTTTATATAGTAAATGAATAAATGGAGATTTACCTTTTTCAAATTCTAATTCAAAAGTACCATAATCTATTTTTACACTTTCTGATTCTAAAAATTGTTCTATTTCTTTTTCATATTTACTCATTATAATTCTCTCCTTCTAGTATCTTTTCCTTTATTATACTATAAAAAATATCTTTATGTTAAGTATTTTCTTTAACAATTTCTAATTCATGGATTATAATCATATCTTCCTTAAAAAGAGGTACATCTTCTATATTATCTTTATGGTAATAAATGTACCCATCTTGAAGGTAACCGCTTCTTTTTTCTTCGTACCCTTCTTCTTTAATACGTTTAATTAAGTTATCCTTATTTGTATAAGCTTTATTTTCTCTATAAGAATAATTGTCTTCATATTGCTCACAATTATCGTGTTCTGCTTGATATAAACGCATAATTATAATTCTCCCTTACTTAAATTTTCAATCTCTTGTTTATATTTGTTTGATGAACGTATATCTTCTTTAGCTATATTATCTACAATTGATTTTATTTTATTTTCTAGTAATTTAAATTGTTTATTTGTTTCTTCTTTATCTCGAGATAAAGGTAGTTCAATATTAACATCAATTTTATTTTTATTTACACTGTAACAATGTATTTTATATGGTACCCTATCATCACCAGACTCATACATATAGTATTCATTATTTTCTAGAATTTCATCTTCACTTAAATATTCTAAGAAAGGGTAATAATCTAAATTATTAATTGAACTATCTTTAACTTTAAATACATGGTTTTGACGTTCTAAAGTAACATAACCATAAACATGATAATATCTATGTTTATTTTTTAATTCTTCTAAAGAATAGCTAGATATTTTAATATACTTAAATAAATCTCCTTCATAAGTATTTTTATTTAAATAATCTACAATTTTTTTTGCTTCATTTTCTGTGTTTGCTAAACATACATTATAATCAGTATAAACTTCTTGGTAATCAATTACATCAAATTCTTGTCCTATAATAATATACATTATTATACCTCCTTTTTTTATTTCATAATTGTTTGTATTTTATTTATTGTACTAATTTCTCCTTTTATCTTCTAATAAATCAACTTTATCAATATAACCGTTTAAAACAAAATTATGGTCTAATAACCAAGAATACATACCTTCAAAACTTGCCATACCTAGATAACCATAATCGTCTGAGTCATATACGCCTCCAATTAATTCATCATCTAGTCTATCATCATCATTATATTCATAAACACTTATATAATTATATCTCATTCTAAGCATATATTTTGTACCCTCTCTATCTTTGAAAGTGTATAAAGAAGGACAAGCACCGCTGACATACTCTATACTATCTTTAACCATATCTATAATTTTAATACCTTCTATTTCATAAATCATTATTATACCTACTTTCTCCAACTAAATTCATAATATATAGGGTAAGGGTATTCAGAATCTGTACACTTCATAACAACATTAACACCATTAAATCTAAAATGACTTAAAATATTAGATGTAAATTGATTAGTGGGATAAATATCAAAATGTAAATAAATATGATATAAGCTTATAGTTGTACTATACTTTCCTTTATTTGCTTCTTCATATAATTTTTTAGTTATAAATTTTAAAATTTTATCTTTGTATTCTGATAAACATTGATTACTTATATTTTCTTTTGTTACTTGGTTAAGTTTATCACCTAAATTACTCATTACTCCACCTCTCTTATTAGTTACTAAATAGAGTATACCATAGATAACTTTATCTGTCAACTATAAATAAAAAAAGACTAGTTTGTAACTAGTCTTTTAAATCTTTATTCCATTTACTATCTTGTTTGATTAAACCTTTACTTATAAGTTCCACGGATATATTTTTATACGTATTATCTTCTTGGAAGTAAACATTAGCTAAATATCTACCGAACGCATCATCTTTATAAGTTTGTATAATAACTTCTTTATTTTCTAATTTATTTCTTGTAAATTCAGAAGCTTCTTTAAAGTTTTCCTGTCCTCTCTCAGGTGTATCTACACCTAGTATTCTTACACGTTGCTCTGAGTATACTCTCATACCATGGTCTATGGTAACATCAATCGTATCACCGTCTACAACACGGTTTACACGAGCTTTATACATATATAAAAAATTTTCTAATTCCATGATTGTCCTCCTAAAAAAATAAGGACTAGGAATAAATCCTAGTCCTAGTAATTATTTGTCATTAAACGACCTTTTCTAAATTATACATCTGCTGAAATGTCAGCTGTAGTATCTGTTGTTTCTCCAGCTTCTACATTTTCAGGCTCCGCTACTGGTGTAGCTTGAGTTGTAAACTCAGGTACATCTACTTTGTTACCTTCACGACCATCTACATCAATTGCTACTTGGTAATCACCTTTAGCATAAGTAGTTTCTGGTGTTAATCCTGTTAATTGTACTGTTGCTTTACCTGATTCTACTGGTTCTCCTGTTGCTAATTTCTCACCTTGTTTGTTGTAAGCTACTAGTTTTTTTGCCATGTTGTTAATCATCCCTTATCTTATATTTATCTTACACTAGATAATATAACATTAATTACATAGAAAAAACCTGCAATATATACTATATAATAGTATACTCAATCTTATGTTCCTAGGTTACATTGATTAAAGTATACCTATATAGCAGGGACTTATCATAGTTTCCCTATGATAAGTAATTGCAGGTTTAAGGTCAATTCTATTAACGTTAATGTAGTCCTTTTCTACAACATGGTAGATAGGTCAATAGAGTACGGACAATGAAGAAGTTACATGTCAGAACCAACACATATTTACAAAGCCAATATGCAAGCAACTTACTGTACTCTCTAGTAAGTCAAACCTTTTAAGGTTTTAGGTAAAAACTGCACCCTGTGGTTCACATTATTAAGAGGTGTTAGGATACTGATAATTTAATTATAACATATATTTGTTATTTTTGCAAGTTTATTTTAAAAATAATTATATTATTCTACTTCACTAGGGTATCTATCTCTATTTTCTTCTGTTACTTTCTTATCTAACATGAAATCATCTATAGGATTACCATTATAGAAATATTTAACTTTAATTTCATTTCCTGCTTCTAATAGAGCATTTGTAATTTCAAAGTTATTTGTTAATGATTTTGTTGAAGGTATAACATGTTTTTGTCCTTCTGTATCTATAACTTCTACATAAAATTCAGAATCAATATCAACTAAATGTAAATCTTCAATTCTTTGTCTAAATTCTGATATACGGAATTGTTTAGCATTATTGTTTTTAGTTAATAAATACTGGTATAAATTAAATTTAATATTTTCTTTAACACGTTCAGTGTTATCTACTATTTCAGTTCCTGTTTTAGAAGTATCATAGAATAATACTAGGTTTACAGGCATATCTCCCTCATCATGTGAAACAAAAATATATCCAATTTCACCTTTACTTCTTAAATAATCTTCTTTCATAATTTTAAATACTTCTTGTGCTACAGGTCGAGCAATGATTGTTTCCCATTTACCTGTTTCTTTATTAAACACACTTGGTAATAAATTTGCCATTAAATTATATCCCCTTTACTTATTGTTCTACTGGTTTAAACCAAATTTTAGATTTATCTTCTGGTTCTTCTTCACTAATAGTTATGTTATTATCATCAAAATTTAACATGTTGAATGTTAAAGTATGACTTACTGAATCATCTGAATTATCATTTGTAGTAGGTAATGTTTTGAATTCTGGAACATCTATTTTACTTGATTCTGAACCATTAATAACCCAAGAAATTTTAAAACTTCCTTCTTCATAAGATGTATTAGGTTTAAGGTCATCAATACGAACAGATGCTGAATTAGAAGTGACTTCTTCAGACGTTGCAAGTAGTTTATCTGTACTATCATACAATCGTAAAACTTTTGCCATTATCATGTCTCCAATCTATTGTTTATCTAAGGTTAATATAACAAAAAAAAAGACCTATTTTAAGTAGCATATATTCTCTTTTTTAAAGTTAGAATCATGTTTACTTCTTATATGTTGTGTTAGATTTCCTTTGTTTTTTATTTTCTTTTGACAGTAAGGACAAATATGAACTTTAGAATTAGTTTCCATTAATGACTTCATAATTCTTTCGTTCTTTTCTTTTTGGTGATTTTCTTTTATATGCTTTTTTAATGCAACACCGCTTTTTATTTTTTCTCCACAGTAATGACAAACTCGTTGTTTACTTAAAGTATCTGATATTTTTTCTCTTGTTTCCTTAGATTGCTTTGTTCCCGTTCTTCTAGTTTTCTTAATGTGTTCTGCTGTCATTTTTCTACCATATAAAGGATGGTCTTTACCTTTAATTCCTTTTTTCTTTTCACTCATTAATTTTCTAGTTTTTACAGAGTGTTTTTTACCATAAAAAGGGTTCTTTTCTTTAAACAAACCCCTATTACCACTTCCCCCATCAGCTATATTATAATAAGCTTCTCCTATATTTCTGTATTCTTTAATCCAATACATTTCTCTATTATCTAATTCTTCTGGTGTAGAACACTTTTCTAAGATAATTGTTTTAAAATTATCTCTACCATATTTATTTATTGCTAGTTTTAATTTTTTTCCACTACCTTTATACACTGTATCAAAACCATTAAATTTATGTTGACCTATATAATTTTTTCCATTTATTAAATTTGTAGTTTTATAAACATACCCATACATTAGTTATCACCTTTTAAATATTTATCTATTTGTTCTTTTGTATAAAAACGTCTATTTGTAGGTGTCCTATAAGCAACTAATATGTTTTCTCTATCCCATCTTTGTAAAGTTTTTACTGTAACCCCTAATAATTTTGATACTTCTTTAGGTTTTAAAGCCATAAAAAATCAAACCTTTCTTTATTTTTATGTCTATAATATAACACTTATCTACACATTTACACACGTTTTTTTACAAAAAAAAAATAAACAAGGATTTTATCCCTTGTTTATTACTGATTTATTTAACTTACATTCCCCACGCACTTAATCCTTGAGCATTGAAAGCTTTCTCAGCAGCATTGATTTGTCCTTGTACTGTTGAAGTATCTCCCCATCCTGGCATCGTCTGTAACACGCCATGTGCACCTGAAGGGTTATGTGCGTTAGGGTCTCCATTAGATTCTCTAGCAATGATATGCTCCCAAGTTGAAGCTGACACTCCTGTGCGTTTAGCCATTTCTTGAGCTACTCTTGAACCAGTAGCACCTGGTGTGTTACCGTTTGCTAATTTAACTGATGAAGTTGATTGAGCTGGTGTATTATAAGTTTTAACACCTTCGTCTCGTTTAACTACTTCTTTTGTAGGTGCTTGTTCTTGTTTAGCTACTGTATTAGAACTAGTAGCTTTAGTGTTAGGGTTAGGTGTTAAATGGTCTTGTGTTGGATTTTCTGCTAAAGTATTGTGCCATTCATATCCAAAGTAAGTACCATCACTATAGAAATGATAATTAATACCTTCTCGTGTAAAATTATAATCGTATGCTCCTGCATGTACTGGATGTTGTACTAATTCAGGGCTATTATGTTGAGCTTTATTAGCTAAATCTTCAAAATTAACTTCACTAGCATCTGCTGAGTGTCCTACTGTAAATAATGCTCCTGCTACTACAATTGGAGCTACTAATTTTTTAAACATAAAATAAAAATCCTTTCGTTCTTCAAATTTTCTACTGTACCAATATAACATAAAATTATTACAAAGAAGTAACAAAAACATTAAGCGTCTATTAAATACTAAAGGACTAAATTAATAGTCCTTTAAATATTATTTAAATGTATATGGTCGCCTTTATTAAAATCAATATCTGAATAAGTATCTATATCATCTTGTTCTAATACAGATTTATAGTAGTATCTATATAATAAATAACCTGAAACAATCACACTTAATAAAATAATAAATTTTTTCATATATTATACCTCATCTAAAATTCTATCAATATCTATTTTTTGGTTAAATGTTTTAAAATAGTGTTTTTGTATTTCTATTTTTATACATTTAATTATATATTTATACATATTTTCTATAGAATCATTATTTAATAACTTTTCTAAATCAATTTGAACTGGAATAAAGTTACCTTCTAATCTTACATAAGCTATATAGAAGTTTTTAACCCCTTCGTCAGTGGCATGTGTTGTAACATTATGGTCTACTACATCATAATTTTTTAAACTATTAATGGTAGACTTACATAGATAAATTAAATTATTAAATGTTTGACTATCCAAGTGAGTCACCTGTTAAGAAAAAGTTATGCAATCTTAAATAGTAATTTTTAATTTTACTTATTTCTTTTGCTTCTTCATCTTTTCTACCTAATCTTGTAGTATACTTAACAATGTTAAACACCATAGAGCTAACAAAAGATTCAGCTGTAAACTGTTCTTCTAAGAATGATATAACATCTTTTGTTCCTGAATAGTGGCTAGGAATTTCTATATTCGTTTCTTTACCATAATTAATTTCTAAAATATGGATGTATTCTTTTAAATCATCAAATAACTTTTCTAGTTCTCTGAAATCATTTAGGTTTACTTTTGTAATCTCAATACTTGTATTAATAATACTTTCTTTTAACTTCTGTTTATCCTTATACTCTGATTTAGGTTGTCCTTCTAAGAATTCTTTAATATCCATAATATACCTCCAATATAAAATAAAACCCTTACTACAAAAGTAATAAGGGAAAAGGAAAGATATTATGGAATGTATAAATTATTTATACACCCATAATATAACAATTTCTATCCAATTTAACCTTATTTAAGGTCTTCACTTTTAACAAAGATTCCGTCTTTCATTTCACCTGTTCTGCCTTTAATTTCATTATAAGCTGTTTCTAAGCAATCTTCTAAAGATAAGTTCTGTTGTAAACATAGAATAGTAAGAACAACAATAGTATCTCCAATACTATCTTTAATTAACTCTTCATTACCTCTAGCTATTCCAGATGCTAGCTCACCTACTTCTTCCTGTAGTTTAGCTAATTGTCTGAAACTGTCTGAATTATGAAGTCCTTTATCAAAAGCCCAATAGTCTACTAATTTAAGTAAAGTACTTAAATTTACTTTGTCTACATTATTTTTTATATCATCTAAACTAACTAATTCAATTTTATAATTTTTAGTTTCACCCTCTTGTGATGATAATATTTTATCACACCAACGTTCTGAGTAACCTAAATATTTAGAACAGTCTCGACATGATAAAAAGTAAAATGTTTCCTTGGTGTCTTTATTAGTGACTTTCACTGGCTTTGCTTGTTTAATATTACTAGATAAATTATTTGTTCTTTTATACTCTTTTAAACCTAAGTTATATGCATGATACATTTGTTCACTTCTAGTAGACCATTCTAGATTTTCTACTTTATTATTTTCTTTATTACCGTCAATGTGATTCACAGTTTCTTTATTATTAGGGTTAGGTATAAAAGTTTTAGCTACTATAAAGTGTACTCCTAAATTTTTATACCCTTTGTCATTAGTTAGTCTTACAATTTTATAACCATCGTTATTGATACTTTGTTTAATAACTTGGCTTTTTCTTTTATTTCCTCTCTTATCAGTATAATTTAATGATACTACATTACCTTCTCTATCAATAACATAGTTCGGAAAACCTTCAATAACTCTAAATGTATCTAACCCTTTGTTTTTAGACCATTCTTCTACTAGTTTAACTAATTTATCCATATTTATATCTCCTTTTTTAATTTATTACTTTTTAAGTATATCATAGCTATTCATTTTTGTCAACTATAATACCTTTAGAAATTTTGTATTTTGATTGTATATGGTTATACAACTCTCTCATACCTTCATAATTTCTCATATCATCTTGTAATGTTTCTAAGTAGTCTAATAATAACTTAGTTTCTTCTTGTGTTAATGTGATAAGTGGTTTCAATTTAAATTCCTCCTTTATTTATCTTATATATACTATAACATTTACTTATAAAGTTGTCAACAAAAAAAGAAGAACTTTTTAAAGTTCTTCTGTAGTAATAGTAGTTGTTTTAGTTGTAACTTTATTTATAGGTATTATTGATTTACTTGTTATTAAAGTTAAATATTTAGTTGAATTTTTAAAATTAATTGTATTAGGCATAGATAAAGCACATTTAATATCTTTAGTGTATTCAATAGGTATATTGTCTTCATCTACACTTTTAATATACATATTATTAATCGTACTTAAAAATATAATCTCATTGTTTGAAACTACTTCCGTTTTACTTACTTCGTCTTTCACTTATATCTACCCCGCTTTTATAGTAATAATTAGACATAAAATAACAAATTAATATTAAAATAAAATTAATTAATTCTGTTATAATAATATGATTAGATACATCAGTTAAAACCATACTTGTAATTAAACTTAATAAACCTACACCTATAAGTAAGTATAACCATTTATTAGTACCGCTAGAAGATTTAGATTTAACAAATTTATATATTTGTCCTACATAAGCTAGTACAATAGATACACTAGCTACTGTTTGTGTGATTTCTATACTAGTTAGTAATCCTAAAAATAAATATAATGCTAATAAAAACATGATTGTATAAATTATACCATGAAATTTAAACTTACGATAATTAAGTACTAATAAACAGATAACACCTAAAAAGAAATTTAAAAATAGTGATATTACTTGAAATCTTGTTCCTCCAGTTAATATTATATTATAGAAACTAATACCTACAGTTATACTTATTAAATACCAAAAACTACTACTAACTCCATTTAAACTCTTATCTTTTATTAACGATATTAAAGCTGGTATATACCCTACAATTACTAAAACACCATATAACATAGCAAGTAATAAAGGTATATCATTGTGTAATATTTGAGCTGTCATAACGTCTCCTCTATTCTTTTTTTTGTTTCTTAATATAATAAAAGAGTAATCAAAATGATTACTCTTTTGACCTACTTTGCAATTAAGGTTTTAGCTTCTTGCAATGCAAAGTAACTAGGATTTACAATATGAGCTAAACCATATATAGATAAAGATATACATAATACACCTAACAATACGTATGTTATAATTGTATTTGAAGTTGTTAATTTCAAGTTAAATCTGTACCATAGTAAATAAATTACAAAAGCTACAACTAAACCTAATAGAAAAAATAGAATACCGTTCCATATTTGCTGATGTACTAAAGCACTCCAACTATACCCTAATGCATTGGATACTTTTTCAATTACATTATTAGATACATTTTCCATATTAATTTCCTCCTAAGTATTCTAATTCTTCTTTAACTTCTTCCCAAGACATAAACCCTTTTCCATTTGTCAATTCTAGTATAACGCCATATAGAAATTGATTAAATGACACTTCTGTTCTATAAGGGTCATCATAAGTATGTCTGTTTCC